TGTTAAAGTTGTGAATGTCGCAGCGGTGTTGACTACAAGGAAGTCGTAGTTTTTCCCGGTAACGGTTCCGTTGATAAACTCCATCGTACCGCCTTGGCCGAGCATTTGTTGCAGAATAGGTGTAGGCATTTTTTAGCGTTTAATTGTAAATGTCTTTTAGGTTGGAATTTCACAAACTGAATGCCCGAATGGAATCTCAAAAGTCATCGTTGCCTGCCACCCTGCCGTGCGGTCATCTCGGCTCTCTACGAACCTCGTAAGGCTCACGCTGGATGAGAGGGTCCAGTCCTCACTTGGGTCGTTTGTAAGGGCTGATATGAAGTCCTGTGCTACCTGCAATTGGTCGCTTAGGACCTCGTCCTCGTTGTCCTGCCAACCCAGCGTAGGGCTGCCCGAAACCACTCCGCCCATCGGCTTAATGGACTCAACTCTATCACTAAAATATACCCCAACCACCAAGTCCAAAGTACCAGCGTCAGTATTTGCAGACTGAACGTCCGCAAAAACGAGCGGATAGACGATACGCTCACGGCTTGGGGTTCGAAGATTTATCGAGTTGACCTGTGGATGAGCATTTGCAAGGTCCAAGAGAGCCTGCTTGATTTTTATCCAAGACATAATTCTGGAGTTTCAGTATGTTTTTTTTATGTGCGCCCATCGTTAGCAGTCATTACACGCCCCGAATTGACCGTAAGGGTAGGGGTAGTCCAAGTTGCTGATTCCCATTCGCCTGTTGCGGTCTAAGACCATTCCTGTGCGGTAGTTGGTGGCGTTCGGGTAGATGGTATCCAAAGCAGATGGAGGCGAGTTCCACAAAGGGTAGGCGTTGCGGTTCTCCATCAAGTACCGGGTAATTCGCTCGGAATACCACTCGGCATCGTTCTTGACCTTATCCGTGAGCCGGGTGATTTCTTCCATGCTCATTTGGGAGGATTCCTCGCTCGTTCTACGAACCATACCCTTGTTCATGTATTTGAAGGCAAGGACCATGGGCAGTTCGTAGTAAAGCCATTGAATCATTGCGGGTTGGATGTAGTCCTCCAAGAGCGTTTGGTTCAGGGCAGACGTTGAACCGCTGACGACCTGCGTAACCAATTCCCCGTACAACGGAGAGCCAACGATGGGCTGAATCCGCATCTCTTGGACCTTGACAACCGTTGGACGGATTTGGGTGTAGGATACGTTCTCGTTGATGATGCTATTGTCCAGTAGCGTTTCTTCGCTTATGAATAGTGCCTTCATGCCTTCGTGATTTTATTGCCTTTGCGGATTACCAACTGCTGCTCCCATACGTGCCTGCATTGTGGCCTGTTCACTCCGCTCGGTGTGTGATACCAACCGCCTCTGCGATTCCATACGGAGTAACCCATGATCGCAGAAATCCCGTCGATGTCCTCACGAGTGTAAACCTTGCCTTGACCGGCTAAGTCAAGCATGACCTTGCAGAACTCACGGCTGGAGCCTTTGTCCTTGTTGCTGAACCCTGTGGCCCATGCGTATTTGTATCTGACTTCCAAGACTGGCTCGGCAACTTCCTTCACGTTCTTGGGAAGGTTCTGCTCGGCTATCTTGTCCACGGCCCTGCTGATTGGGTAGCGGTCCTTTGTGATTAGGTAAGCAACCCGCTTGGCGACCTTGGCCTTGCTGACCCCGAATTCCTTTGCCATTTCTTCAACGCTGGCATCCCGGTTCTTCTTGCGGTAAGCCTCAATCTTCAGGTCCAATTCTTTCTCTTCTTCGCCCAGTTCGGCAAAGGCCAAGCGGATGTTTTCGTCTATGTTGGAGTCAAACCGCATCGGCTTGGAGTGCATGACATGGTAGTCGTCTGCATGGCTTCCGAACTTACTTGCAACCACCTCCAAGACTTTAAACTCTTCGTCGCCCCATCCGTAGTCTTCGTCGTCTTCCTCGCCCCAAGTCGGTTCGCTGAACTCTTGGGACTGCACTCCGAGCATTGTGTCAATTTCTTGGGATGACAGACCGAAGCCCGCTGATAGCATCGTCCGTGCCATTTCAAGGGTGATTTTCTCCTGCATATACTGCCTGACAATACGCATCAGGTTTTGGTACTCCCTGCCCGATAGTTTCTTGATGTTGTCGTTGCTCTGCAAGGCTTCCACGGCTTGCGGTTGCTCGTCGGGTTGGGGATTAGGTCCAACCACGTCGGCAGGTTTCTCCAAGGGTTGCAGACCTGCTTTCTCACGAAGTTCGTCTTGGGTCATAATCTGCAACAGGGCTTGTTCGCTTAGTCGCTCCGTGATGGGTTCCACCGGGATCAGTTCCATACCCTCAACGCCATTAAAGGATCCCAAATAATTGATCATCCGCTCCACCTTGCGAACTCGGTCGTTGACGTAGGTGGCCTTGAATAGTTCGTAAGCCTCGACCAATTCGTTGCGTCCACCCAATTGGCCTTCGGTCTTGACCCCGAAAAGCATGGGGTTGGTTACACGGTGGGCAATGAATATCTCTTGCTGGATGGCTTTGTTCAATATCTCGAACTGCTTGTCCATGTCGCTCGGTGTGAGCGGTTCAAGCGTCGGGGCCTTGGCTGCATCGTCGTTGAACGTAACCACAAAGCGACCAGCGTTGTCCGTACCCGAAAACTTGCGTTTGATTTGCCTCTCGATGTCGCCCTGTTCTTCGGGGGTCGGGATGCCGTTGTTGAAGTTTATCAAGTAACCGCCCCAAAAGTTGTTTCGCAGGTTGTTGTTGTGGAAGTTGGCGACCTGTACGTCTGCCTCAATCCAAGCATTGCCTCCGATGTATTCGGGGAGAGGGTAGTGCTTCACGCCTGCTGCGTACACACGATAGTAAAACAACTGCTTTCCGAGGCGATTCTCCGGGTCGAATGCCGGTATCTTCTCGATGTCCCCAACCTTCGGAAACAACTGCATCATGTCGTCGTTGTACCAATCGGCCACCTGAAACATCTTCTCCTCCTTGTCAACCCTGATTTTCTCAAACGGGACGTGTTCCATCTTGGCGATGGTCCCAAGTTTGGACCAAGTAACCGCAACCGCAAAGCCGTTGAAAATCTCTAAGTCCAAGACCAGTTTCTCGGTGATGTCGTTCAGGTCCTCGGTGCTGGAAAGTCCGTCAAAAAACTTGATGAACCGGGCCTGCTGCTCTACGGTCAAGTCATCCCCTGCCTGCCAGCCTCCGCCCATGATATAGTTCACCTTGCCGTTGACGATAGCGTTGTGCTTGGACGACCTGCGATAGTTGTCCAGCAGGTAGTATGGGTATTCGTTCGCAAAGCCGTAGGTGATGTACTTGCCGGAGCGGTTCTCCAACATTACAGGGACCTTATGCTCTATCCCAAGCCATTGGGTGAAGTGTTGAGTAGATTTATTACTCATAGCGTGTGAACTGTGAATGAAAGGGCCGAAATTGAGATACTTGCGCCGCTATCGATTGCGTTGATGTAGATGGTAAATTCATCATTGACCGCACCTTGCAAGACGGTTTCCGTAAATACCGCATGGCCGTCTGAGTGGCTGATTTTAATCTCGGTCATTGACTGGTCAATCGTTGTGCCGTTCTTGGCGATGTAGACCTTGATTTGGTTGTTGTTGCCCTGCTGCGCCAAGACCATAGACGCAGCGATGCGAAGGGTCGCATTCGTTGTGCCTGTATAGGTCAGCGAGTTGGTGGTTCGTGAGAAATTGTAGGTTGACAAAACGCCTGATTTCATCGTACTTGTCAACTTGACTCTTTGCCCCTGCGTCGGAGTGAAGGCCGTGTCGGTGTCGATGTAAAGGTTCGCAAAGCCTCGCTCCCGGTCAAGCGTTGCGGTATCGGCAAGGTCGTCGAATAGACCGCCTACACGGGCTGCGGTGTTGGCCCCGGCAGCGGTTTCGTTGGTGATGGTTAATGCACTCGTTTGGAGTTGGCTTCGTGTTTGTACGCTCATTATGCGAAAGTTGAGTCAAAGGTGGAATCAAAGACACCCTCGTCGGATGCCTCGTAAACATTGTAAGTAATCGTATTGGCGTAGGTGTTGAATCCTATTGTTGCGGTTTGTATAAATGCCAAGCCCGTTTCAACGACCGCCAAAGCAGCGGAAACCGTGCTATTGGTATCGTAAACTTCGTAACGATACGAGCCTGTTTCAATCGACCCCACGGCAAGCGAAAATTGGTCATAGCGATTCGTGTAGTTGGAAAGATTGGCTGATTTCAGCAGGGTAAAGTCCGTCGTGGTGTTCTT